TATCTTGTTAGCAGCATTTTCAACCCTTCTAATTACTCGGTCACCAACGTTAAACTTATAATTGGATGTGCCGTCTTGGGCATTCTGTCCAGAATCAAGAATAACACGTTGATCATAGTTGAAATTGAGACCTCTTGTTACATTACTAAACTTCTCTCTTGATTTGGAAGAGTATGAAACTGTCTCATTGTTAATTATTAACTTACCTGAACCTGGATATGCACTTGTATCATCAACATATATCGATGTATCGCTTGTAGTAAGTGACTTAAGTAGTCCAGTCAGATAGAATGCTGTAGAGTTAAGTGACTGTCTAGCAGCCGTCTTTCTCTTAAGGTTGACTAACTTAGTAAAGATAATGTTAGGAGCAGATGTATAACCTCTACCCTCTTCAATAACATTAATTCCAGTAATAGATCCTTGACTAATGGTTGCTTCTGCTCTAGCACCGATACCGCCACCACCAGTAATTAAAATGTATGGAGCTTCTTGATAGAATTCACCAGCATTTACAACAGAAACACCTGTAACTCTACCTGTAATATCAATCTTTGCAGCACCTTTAGCGTTTTGTCCACCACCACCTTCAACAATTAGAGTAGGAGGAGTAGCAAAACTTCTACCTGGATTCAGTAGTGCAAGACCTGTAACAGTCTGGACGGTAGGAGTTGCAGTAGCACCAGTACCTCCACCACCTAAAATCTTCGCTTCTGCTGTACCAAAGTAACCATCACCAAATTTATCCATCTTGATGTATGAAACCTTACCAGCATCAGCACCTTCTCCTAATACAACTTCACCTTCTGCACCACCAGGGAATTCAGTAGGAACAGTTCCTAAAGTATCACCTTCAAACGTAGGTACTCCTCTGTACTGAGGACCAATGACATAAGGATAAACAGGGTTGCCTGAACCATCCTCTGCCATAAAGTATGCATATGTGCCATTTGGATACTCAGGAGTTACACCAAACTTACCATTAAACTTGTCAAGAGTTGAATTAGAAACTGCTGCATCCCAGATATAGTCTTGAGTTAGGTCACCCATTACATAACCATCTTGGACTAATCTGAATCCCATATCAGATGTTGAATATGAGAATGTATAGAGTAGTCTAGGTGCGTCTGTTCTGGGAGTAAACGTTAAAGTTCTGGAGGTTGCAGCATTAAATCCTGAAATATATTCTGTGTATGTCTTAACAACACCTTCTAACTTATATACAACACCATCTTGATGTAGGATTGATACATCACCATTAGGTGTACCAGATGCTTGCCAACCATTTTCTTGTGTGCTTAACAACAGGAAGTTACTATCATTAGTAGAATGATCCTGATTGAAAACATATGTCTTACCTCTAAAGAGGTTAATGAATTCTACTTCACTACCACCGACATAGAATTTACCACTAACTACGGTAATAGTTTGTGTTACTGTGGATGCTGTAACAACAGCAGGTCTAGTACCATCGATCTCAACACCTGTCTTTAATCGATACCCTGATACCTCTCTAGCAACTGTGCCATCAGCCTTATATCCATAAGGACCATAGATCGGATAACCATCAAATGACATACCCAAGATCTTAGAGTGTCCATTAGCATGTCTTGAATAATCAGGTGGTGATCCTGCTGTGAAATCAGTAATATAATAGTCGTTTAATCTTGCAGTAGTGTCTGGAGTACTATCAAATGTTATATAACCTTCATCAGCGACATGTCCAGACATGTGTCGGTGATATTTACAATAATAATAGATGCGATTTGTCTCATCACTATTCATTAAGAAGAGTGGAGCAAACTCATTTTCATAGTCAGTTGCCCAACCATTACTAGAACCACTTGTATTTGTGTATAATGCACCACCATTCAGTAGACCATCTTGTGTGGTACTGAATTGCATTGGATGTCCATTAGTATGAGTAGCAGTAATACCGTTACTTGCATCAGACTGATTCCAAATAATCAAATAATTTGCTTGGACTTTAATATCCTCTGGAGCAAAATACCATCCGTTTACATCGAATGGTCCAAATTCAGCAGCATCTGGGCCAAAATTGATATAGAAAATACCGTTAGGTAGTGTAGTAGGGTCATTGTTAATGACCATTTGGAAACCGTTAGCACCTAATAAAGCATCATTGTTAGCAAATGTACCAGTTACCTGTCTGATATAGATCCTCTGGACTATCCCAGCTCCATTTCTGACAACCTTTGCAACTGTACCTATTGCATTACCACCAACCTGCTCAACTGTCCTACCAACTTCAACTGCACCTAATGTCTCATTGACACTACCTACAGGAATCATTATATTATCAAATTCTACTTTAATATTCCAAGTGAATACTCTCTGGAAACCATTTTCTAATGGTCCATTTCTCAGTGCTAGATGATTAATTAGTTTACTAGACTGATATTGATATACATTACTATCAACTACACCATCATAGATATCATTAGTTTTAATGAAACTAGATTTTACTGTGTCAAGACTGAATCCTACAGGGACATCAGCATGACCTACTCCCCATTCAGGGGTATGGAGTTGTACTCCATTTGCCATAAGACCTAATACCTTATTCTTCTGGTCTGGTCTTGGTTCCTCAGCAGGTACGTCTTTACCGCCTCGGTATACAAATGCTTGATTAAAATTCCTATCAACTAGAGGTCCACCACCTGGTGCTCTTTCTCCAGCTACGTCAGCAGGTTTTGGATGATTGTCAGAAACAATTGTTAGTCTATCTGTTGATCCTGAGAATGTACCTTCTGTTGTGCTATTAGGATTCTTTTGCCAAATTCTCTTAATGTCAAATGATGAAATGACATTAGGAGTATCGGATAATGGTAAAATATTAAGTCTTAATGGATCATACCCTCTACCAGAAGCTAAAACCCGTACATGAACAATCCTACCCGATTCGTCGTCGATGATAGGATAGAGTAATGATTCTTCGGTTGGAGTGCCACAGCCAGTAATAGTAAGTCTTGGTGGATCAGCAGAAGTATACTCCTTACCTCCTTCCAAAACTTCGACTGCCCTTACACCAAATACTTCATTAAAGATTGGTTTGATGGAAGCACCAGAACCCGGTATAGTCCTCGCCATTTATTAAGTTACTACGTTGATTGAGCCGTTCATCAATGCATGTAGTGTGCATTGGTAATATAGAGTTGTTGGAGCATCCATTGGGACAGTCCAGTAAAGGGTTGTAATACCACTACCACTTTGTCCAGTAGTATATGGAGTGCCAGCCAAACCTTGTGTGCTTTGAATTCTGAAAGGATGTCCTGCACCCTGTACTGAGTTATCGAAAGCATAAGTCTGTCCCCTTTGCACGTATAATGTTGGATCATTTACATTCCCTGTGAATCCAGGTCCAGCAAATGTGTAATGGTCTGCACCATCAGCATTCAATTCCCACCATGTAATTGGACTACGAGTTGGTACCCATTTAGTGCCGTTATAGAATAGTGAGTCACCCTGTGTTAAACCAGAAACATCAGTGTCTGTCAGAGCAGCAAACGTTGTGGTTAAAGTTCCAGAGAAGTTGACCGTTACGGTATCACCAACAACAGCAGTTGTGATGTTTGTGCCACCAGCAATCGTTAACGTATCAGACTGAGTATTAGCAGTAGTTGATCCTGTATCACCAGCCACTGATGCCCAGAGGTTAAGTGAGGAAATACCTGAATCATCATCAGCAGGTGCCCATTTACTTCCACTAGTACTCCACTTAAGGACTTGATTATTTGTAGGAGCAGCAGTTGTAGTATCAACGTCAACTAGATCATTAACACCTGAATACTGTGTCAACAACTTTGCTCTAGTATCACCAACTCCACCAGCAGTGATATTAATATTTACATATGGATTATCGTCACCATCAACTGTAAAGAAGTATCCAGTGTAAGTTGCAGCAGCAGGTGCAGCACCTAAGTTAGCATACTCATTCTTATATTTTACTTTCGTCGGTAAATCAATTACTCCGTCTGCACCAGTAAATGTATTTGTTACACCACCAACACCTAAAGTTAAGTTACCTGTGCCATTTGGAGCAATGTTAATGTTTCCATTACTTGCAGAAACAATACTATTGCCGTTAACATCCAAACCAGCAGTGAGGTTAGTGTAGTCAGAAGGTAAGAAGGTTGATCCATTATATCGCAATACCTGTCCTACAGCAGCATTGGTAACACTCACTGATAGTGTAGTGCCGTTACCAATACCTGTATAGATTTCGTTAAAATTGTCGTTAATCTTATCACCACCGACTCGAAGGGTATCACCCGTATTATCGTTAGCGGCAGATCCTAGACCTAGCGTTTGTTTAGCCATTTACCTTACAATTTTTAGTTATTTATGGAAGTATCTCAGGGTCAATTACTTCTTCACCATATTGACTTAGATCTGGTGCAGTCCAGTCGTCAGGTACGGAAGTATCAACTGATATGCCAGGGTTACTATATCCTGATCCTTGTGCGGAAATTACACATTCACCAACACCAATTAATGCCTTGATTTGTGCGTCAAATCCAGAGATCGAGTCAACCCTTACAGTCGGTCTAGTTGTGTAACCAGATCCAACAGCAGTGACTTGGACTGTATCAATGGTGCCGCTTGTGACTGTTGCTGCGCCAACTGCGTCCTTACCAAAGACTGATCCGAGATAGTCAAAGGTGATTAAGGAGTTAGAAGATTCAATAACAGCGACCTCTCTGTCTGAAGTCTCACCTTGGATGTCAATAAAGTCGCCTGGCTCGATTGGTGGGACAACTTCAGCAGCGTCAACGTCTGCTTCACTACCCACGTAGGAGAATGCAACGAATGTAGATCCAACACGAGGTATTTCAGAGAAGATTATTCGTGAACCAACAATCTCAAATCCGATTCCAGGTTCCTGTATGACACCGTTGAGTGAGCATATGATGTTGTTTTCTGGACGTATAACCGTAGACTGGACACCTTCTGTCAGTGTCAAGGAGTAGAATACTCCGTTACGCTTAAGGTTGAATGATTGTCTCAAGGAGTCGAAGTCGAATGAGATATCATCCAACTGCCTCAACTTACCAACATAGAATCCTGTAAATGCAGACCCTAGCGTAGGTGCCTCTGTGAATTGTATTGTGTCTGAGAATGCTGTGTATGCGTTAGATGCGCCTGGAGGTTGTAGAATACCATTAACAAATATGAGCATATGACCTTCAGGATCAGGTAAGTATGCTGTACCATTATTCTGCGTGAGTTTAAATTGTGTCTGGACACCATCGAATCCTCTGAAGGATCTCTTCACGCGAGCCTTAATATCTTGCTTGCTAACTACAACTGCCTCATATGCGTTAAGTGACTTGATTGCGTCCTTAGTATCGAAGGTACCTACGATATCACTCATGTAGATTCGCTTGTTAACACCAACTGTCTCAATGTCTTGGACAAGAGCAGCACCGGCTCCAGCAGTAACAACCTTAGTTGTGATGCTTGCGTAACCCACTGGGAAGGACTCACCTGCGCCGTAATCACCTACGATGTCACCATTGGTCATCGTGCCTAATACAGGGGCAATATAGAGGAAGTTGTTGCCTAGATCAACAGATGTGATGATCGCATAATTTGATGTATCTTGGACACCCGATACAACCTTGTAAAGTCTGTTACCGACGGTGAAGTTGTTAAGACCTGTTAGGACGCTAATACCGATTCTTGTGTATCCGTTTGATACAATTCTGTTACCGATAGCAACATCTAAACCACCAAACTTAGAAACTTCTAGGAATTGTCTGGAGTTTTCTGCGTAAACAACAGCAGTCTTCTCGAATGTGCCTATTAGTGTCTCAGTGTCAACAACCAACTTACCACCAGTGTTTGTAAGGACAGCAGCTTCAGCAGTGACGTTTGCGTTAACATCAGCAGTTGCACCTGACTTATATCCCTCAAATCCGATTGAAACATCGAAGGCACCCTTCTTATCGATGAAGTGCATTCTAGTTTCAAGAGCATTGATTTGACATGTGGTTGAGTTTGTAGCACCCACGATAGTGTCTAGGACTGCGAATGTACCAGCAGTAATCTTAACGTCAAGATACTTGAAGTTTGCATCCTCGAATGATCCGTAAACAATACCTGTGATAGCAGAGTTACCTTGCTTCTGGATTGCCTCATTCATTGTGAATGGACCATCTGTGATAGTGCCGTCGATTCTAAATCTTGTGTATATCTGGACTAACTCTGCTTCGTTAGCAGTGATGTTTTCAACTTCTGCGTATGCACCTGAAGTAGCACCAAAGAAGTTATCAGCGTTATTAATACCACCACCGAGAGGAATTGGAATATTTCTCGTGCCGTATGTCTTAGCAGGTGTGGCAATTGCACTGTAGTTAGTAACATCGGTGTAGTGAGCGTTGTTCTTAAGCTGCTGCCTAACCATGTTAATGAGATATCTTACCACTCTCTGTATAGCGAGAGGATCGTAATCCTTAGCGAGAGTGCTATTTGTGTATGCTGTGAATGTTGCACCAGGAGAAGGTGATGCTAGATTTTGCTCTAGTGCACCCTGCATCTGTGTTTCTACTGTATCAAGAATGTAGTTCTTGATGTTGAAGTCATTGTCAGCATAGAATGTTGTGCCGTATGCAGAGACGTATGGGTCAAGTGCAGACTTAGTTAGTTTTGCACCCCAGACGTATATGCCACTTGTAGAATCTCCAGTGTAATTAGTTGATCCAGCAGTGTTTCTAATAATGATTTGATTGGTTAGAGTAGAGAAACCATAAGAGAGTGTTATCTGAATGTATGCTCTAATCCATCCACCACCAACAGGTACTGATCCGTATGCGTTAGCAGTGATACCTTGTTGTGGAGTGAATACGCTACCAAATGAAGCGTTAGTTAAGTCAAGATCGAAGAATGCATTTTGCTCTGCTGATGTACCATCATCCAGAATCATTGCGAATCTGATCTTATCGTATTCTGCCTTCTTAATGAATGCAGAGAATGTGAATGTCTGATCTGATGTTGTAGCACCTTCATCAAACTTGTTATTACCGTCATCCCACTTGATAGAAGAATCATCAAATGTGTCGTATGCAGTAAGACTATAATTTCTTGTTATTGTATGCTCACCCGTGCTGCTATCAACTACAAGCTTCTCAGCAAGTATTTGATCATCTGGGTCAGTAGTTACGTTACCACTAATGGTGCAAGCATTTGCAGTCCAGTTAGCAGTGTAGTCTTCAGGGTTAGTGAAGAGGTTAATACCTGCGACCTGATCAGCAATACCTGTTGTTATGATCCTAGTGGTAGCAAGGGATTGGACGTTAGATACAGTTGTGTAGTAATCGTAGATAGGTCCAACAGTAACAACTGTAGCAGTTGTACCAAGAGCACCAGTTATATCATCTACTGCTGCCCAAACTTGTCCTGTTGTAGATCCAATGACGAGTGTGTTGCTATCGAGGATGTATTCCTTGACAGTCGCATATCCACCACCAGATGAAGTTACAGTTTCACCAACTACAAATTCACCGATTACGTTAGTAAGAATGATGTTTCTAGCAGTGTCATATTTCTCTGTATCTGTAATCGCAAGGTCATGTATTACGTCATTAACTGTTGTCTCTAGGAATGTATTGATATCTGTTGACCATGCACCTGATCCCCACTGACTGTTAACTAGGTTCTCTAATTCTTGGTCATAGTAATTCTTATTGTTAAGGATCATTCTAGCAGAAGATCTACCAGCATCACCTGATGGAGTCAAAGTATCAATAATAATGTCCAACAGATTCTCAAATGCGTAGACTGCATTTGTGCAATCATCGCTGAGATAAGCAGTATCACCCTGAGAGTCAGTGATTGTAGTATCTCTATATGCGGTCTTAGTTGTCCACATAGCAGGATACTGGTCACCAGTTAGGTTTGCTATGCCTTGGTTATAAAGGTTGTTGATTATTGCAAGTTTACCAAGTTTCTTAACTTGCTTGAATGCGTGGATGGTTGAAAGTAGTTGATCTTCAACTTGCTTGATACCACCAGAGACTGCGATATAATTTTCAGTTGCAGCAATTGTATTGCTGTTACCACCAGTCTGTAAGTCACTGATAACACTATCAAGTAACAATCCAATATCTTTCTTACATGTATCTCTACCAGTAGCACCTGATGGGTACTGGAAGGATTGATAAAGAATGTTGTTTAGAGTGTATGAGAAGTCAGCGTCTAATATACCAACTGCTTCTTCAGCGATGTAATCTTTGTTAAAGTGTAGAAGATCACCTGCATCTCTATATCTGTCTCCATTAGGAGCAAGTGTCTCATTCGCTAATTCTGTTAGAGAATCAATTGCGTCCTTAACGTTAACACAATCGCCAGGAGCAACTACAGCGTTAGCAGTCGCAGAAACGAATGTGTGTGGAGATAAGTTAGTAGATGCTACACCACCATTTGCTGACAACATATTAAATGTAATAGTTGTAGAAGTCTTAGCAGTGATTGTAAGTCTCTTGCCTGATCCTGCGTAGTCAGTTGCACGAGGATAGGTCTTAGTCTGACCACCAGAAACAGCACCAACGTTAGCTGAAACGGTTGTTCCACTTACAGCAGTGATCGTCATAGTTGCTCCATAAGCAGGATCTCCTGCTCTAGGATAGGTATGCTGTGTTGCGTGACTGTCAGCGTCACAAGTGAATGTTAGTGAATTAGTAGCAATCGTGAATGTATCACTGGTTGTGTATGAGTGAGATCCGATTGTTAATTCTATAATACCTGTTGCATGATTATAAGTTGCAGCAGTTACAGTCTTCTGAGTAGATCCGAAGGTAAGAGCATTAGTTGCTGTGCCAACGAATGTGTGAGTAGCAGATCCATATGTGCAACTCCATGATAAGGAGTTATCTGCTATTGTAACCTTTCTTCCAAGATCAAGTGTATGACTACCGATAGTCAGTGTCATCTCACCTGTTGCTGGATCGTATGTACCAGCAGATGGAGTGAATTGGACGTTAGCAGTATCGTTAGTAATACCCCAGTCACCAATAATAACTGAATCAGTATTGGTATCGTCTAGGTCACCTGAGACTGCTTGCTTGGCATAAAGTCCAAGTCTGTTATGAGCATATAGAGATTGAAGTAACTGCAATCTAACATGCTGAATTTCGTCATTGTTACCAAGGTAATTCTTAACTGCAATTAGTGTATTGTAGTTACCACCAACTTCGATGTCATTTGCTACACCGTCTAGGATGATTCCAAGGTCAGTCTTACAACGTAAGGTACCAGCACCACTAGCATCAGCGTTTCTAGGCATTCCTAGTACCAACTCTGGATAACGAGTAAGCATGTCAGCAGAAGCCTTATCAACGATAGGACCACGGTTGAGGCGAATTAGGTTAGCAGCATCTCTGAATCTATCTCTAGTTGTTTCGTCAACTCTTCTTGTATAAGCAAGTTTGTTACCTGTATTAACATCGTCAATAGTAAATGGTATTTGTAGATATGCGTCAGCGGTTGCACCAACATATTCATGTGCAGGAGTTAGTTTTGTAATTGTTGCTAGATGGTCTACAGCAACTGCTTGATTTGCTTCATCCAGAGTATCAATAAGAATTGAAAGTAAGTTATCAAGACTAGATTGTACGTCTATGCAATCACTGTTGTTATATCCGATGATCTTAATGCAGTCGGCTATAGCAGAGACGAATGAATGAGTGCCTAACCATTGCTTAACAGCACCACCCTTAGCACTTACGAATGTATGTGTAGAGTCTGGAGTGTAAGAAACAGCGTTAGAAGAAGCACTTACGAATGTATGAGCATACTCACCACCAGCGTGGATGACTGCTCTCTTAATGCCACCTGCTACAGCAGAGACAAATGCGTGAGTAGAATAGTTTGTAGAATCACCAACGTTAACATCGAATGTGTTAGTTGTCTTATTGGAGATTGTTAACCACTTACCACTGATAGGATCACTTGATCTTGGGTATGTGTGGTTAGTAGCGTTACCATCCTTAGCACAAGTGAATGTTAATGAATTATCTGCAATCTTAATGCGCTCACCGTTAAGGAATCCATGACCATTAGATGTAATAGTCATTACACCTGTTGATGGTGTATAGGTTGCTCCAGTAGCAGTATATGTGTTATTAGCGTTCTGGAATGTGTGAGCAGTTGTGTTGGAAGAAGTACCAACGTTTAAAGTAATTGTTGATGACGTTACAGCAGTGATCGTTACTGCATCATCGTATGCTGGATCGTCAGCAGATGCACCACCTTGACCGTTTGCACGTGGATATGTGTGAGTAGTAGAAGAGTTTTGAGCACACTTGAATACGAAAGAGTTGTTTGCAAGTCTAACCTTCTGAGTAGTAGTGAAACTATGCTCACCGATTGTTGCAACTAGAAGTCCTGTAGCAGGATCGTAAGTAGCAGCAGAAACGTCAAATCCAATAGCAGGGGATTTACCAACGTTAACTGTGATTACACCATTCTGCTTTCTAATACCATCAGTGGCAGCAGAAACGAATGTGTGAGTTGTAGCGTCTGGAGAGATTCCAACGTTAACATCAAATGTGTTTGTTGCTACGTTAGAAACCTTTAACCACTTACCATAGTAAGGATCGGTCTTTCTAGGATATGAATGATCTGTTGTATTACCATCACGAGCACATCTCATTGTTAGAGATCCTTCAACGATCTGAATATAATCGTTATTGGAGAATCCATGAGAGGCAGATGTGATTGTCATAGCACCTGTACCAGGTGTATATGCTGCTCCAGTAGCAGTCTTAGAAGTATAACCAACTTCGTCTACACGAATAGACTTACTACCGCCAAATGGGTCTGTGGAGCGAGGATAAGTCTTATTGCCAGATCCCATTGTGCAACTGAATGTCAATGAATCATTAGCAATTACAATGTTTGATCCAACCTGTATGCCATGCTGACCAATAGTCAGTGTCATATCACCTGTTACTGCATTGTAAGTAGCAGCAGATGGAGTAAATTGTGCGTTTGTACCAGCAGCACCAACGTTAACTGTAATCTGACCATTCTGCTTCTTCATTCCACCAGTAACAGCGGATTGGAAGTTGTGTGCAGATAACTCAGTAGTTACACCAATTTGGACATCAAATGTGGTTACAGTTACATTACTGATTGTCAACCACTTACCACTTGCAGGGTCTGTTGCTCTTGGATATGCATGGTTAGTAGCATTACTATCCTTAGCACAACTGAAAGTTAATGCACTGTCGTCAAACTTGACCTTCTCACCAGCAGTAAATCCATGAGAATCTAAAGTGATTGTTAAGACACCAGTTGTAGGAAGGTATGCTGCAAAACTTGGAGTGTGTGATGTTGAACCAATAGCAGTAACCGCAAGCTTCTTACCAGAGGACTTAGTGTCATGGAATGTGCGAGGGTATGTCTTCTGAGACTGGTTGCTATCCATTGCACATGTAAATGTCAATGAATTATCGTCTATCTCTACAAAATCACTTGTAGAAAGACTATGAGTACCAATGTCTAGTACCAAAGCACCTGTTGATGCTGTATAGGTAGCAGCAGTTGGAGTATAAGGAATATAATTATCGTCTTGAGTCGAAATACCAACATTAACTGTGAATGTATTAGTAGTATACTTCTCAACTGGTAATACTTTATTGTATACAGTAGAGGTTAATGCAGGATAGGTATGATCTGTTAGATATTCGTCTAAAGCACACTTGAATTTCAGTGCATCCTTATCAATAGATACGAATGATCCTTGTTTGTGAATACCATTAGTCTTAGCAGACTTCCAAGTATGTGAATGTGCTCCACCAGCCATGATGACTGCTCTACTTACACAACCAGAGATAGCACTTACAAATGCGTGAGTGGAAGTATTAGAAGATACGCTTACATTAACATCAAATGTATTTGTAGCAACGTTAGAGATCTTCAACCACTTACCAGAAGCAGGGTCTCTAGTTTGTATGCCACCTGCTGTAGCAGATACCCATACATGGGTAGAAGTGTTAGAAGAAGGAGTAATGTCTAATATCTGGACATCAAACGTTGTTGAAGCTACGTTTTCTACCTTAATCCACTTAGCACTGATAGGATCAGATGGTCTTGGATAAGTCTTATTAACTGTATTGCCGTCCATTGCACATGTGAATGTCAATGAGTTGTCAGCAATTTTAATCTCATCACCATTTGCTAGGTTATGAGCAGCAGTTGTGGTAATGCTTAATATACCTGTCGATGGGTTGTATGCAGTACCAGTTGTTGCTGTGAATGTTGCACCAGCAGCACGAGGATATGTATGGTTAGTTGCGTTGCTATCCTGAGCACAAGTGAATGTTAGTCCACTGTCAGCAATCTTAATCCACTCACCATTAGCAAATCCATGACCAGCAATGGTTAGTGTTAAAACACCAGTTGCAGGGACGTATGCCGCTGTAGATGGTGTGTATGTATTATTAGCATTCTTAAATGTGTGAGCATAAACTCCACCTGCCCTAACTGCACCAGCAGTAGAAGATACGAATGTATGAGCAGCAGTGTTAGAGGATATACCAACATTAACTGTAATTACACCTGTCTGCTTCTTGATTCCGTTAGAAGTTGCAGATACCCATGTATGAGTACCAGTGTAAGTAGATGGTCCTGTGTTAACTTCAAATGTGTTTGTTGCTACGTTAGTAACAGGTACCCACTGTGAAGCAATAGGATCAGTTAAACGAGGATATGTATGGTTGCCACCAGCAAGAGCACAACTAAAGGTTAATGAGTCAGCATCAAACTTGACCATATCTCTAGCTCTCTTGATTCCATTAGATGCCCAAGAGATAAAGGTATGAGCAGAAAGATCAGGAGACTTATTAACGTCAACTGTGAATGAATTAGCATCAACCAAAGTAATTGGTAACCACTTCTCAGATACAGGATCAGATGAGCGAGGATATGTGTGGAATGATCCGTCACTATCCTTAGCACATGTCATAGTTAATGCATTTGCTTGAATTTGGATCCTGTCACCGTTAGCAAATCCATGACTTGCAAGAGTAATCGTTAACAGTCCAGTAGCAGGTGCATATGAAGCAAGAGTTGGAGTATGTGATGTAGCACCAGTCAATCCATGACTTGCAGAAGTAATTGAAAGGACACCTGTTGATGGGTTGTATGTTGTGCCAGAAGCAGCAGTTAGGTTTGCAGTACCAACACCTGTGATTGCAATCGGTGAATCGTAAGATCTGTCTTTCTTCTGTGAAACTCCACCTGATGTAGCAGATACAAATACGTGAGTAGATGTATTGGATGATGGAGCAGAGTCTAATACTTGTATATCAAATGTGTTTGTGGTTACACCAGAAACCTGTATCCATCTACCGCTAATTGGGTCAGTAGCTCTTGGATAAGCATGGTTAGTAAGTTGACTATCAGCATCACACTTGAATGTCAAAGCACCATCTGCTAGTTTAACCCACTCACCATCTAGCATACCGTGGTTAGCAACAGTAATTGTAATTACACCTGTTGCAGGGACATAAGCAGCAGTAGTTGGAGTATGAGTTATAATATCTGTTCTTGGATAAGATCCGTTTGCAACGCCAGATCCAGGGTTACAAGAGAATGTTAATGATCCATCAGCTAACTTAATACTATCACCAACTAAGAAGTTGTGGGTACCAAGAGTGATATCCATAACACCTGTAGCAGGTGTATAAGCAGCAGTAGAAACATCGTGAGTGATGAGAGGTGCTTTACCTACATCAAGGACAATTGTAGTATCTTTCTTAACAAGACTGTTTGCATTCCATCTCAAGTAAGTATGAGTTGAAGTGTCAGGAGACTTACCAACGTTAATTGTAAGGGTGTTAGCAGTAACAGCAGAAACAGTTAACCAAGTATTAGCAACTGTGCTAGATGCTAAAGGATATGAATGATCACTAGCGTGATTATCCTTGGCACAACTGAAACTTACAGCACCTTCTTCAAGTTTAACTTGATCGTTAACGGCAATGGTATGACCAATGATGGTAACAACCATCTCACCAGTTACAGGTGTATATGTTGCTCCAGTTGGAGTATATGGTGTACCTTCATGCTTGATAGGAATCGCTTCATCATATACATTGTCAGTTGATCTTGGGTAGGACTTGATAGAGTTGTTATCGTCCATCGCACAAGTAAAGTTGAGCGAATTGTTTGCCAACTTAATAGTCTGTCCAGCAGAGAAGTTATGGTCACCAATTGTTAGTGCCATTAAACCAGTCGCTGCATCATATGTTGAGGCAGTTGGCTTGTATCCTACCAACGGTGCTTTATCAACGAATATTTCAAAAGTATTTGTTTGTACTTCACCAACTTCTAACCACTTACCACTTGCAGGGTCATCTGCTCTAGGATAAGAGTGGTCGCTTCTGTTACCATCCATATCACAACTAAATGTGATTGAATTGTCTTCTAACTTAACTTTATCGCCAGGATTCAGACCGTGACTGTTGCTAGTAACAACCATGATACCAGTGTTAGCATCATAAGTCGCTCCAGTTGCTGTTATAGCAATGTTAGTAGTTAAACCATGTGAAGACTTGGTTAATGTCATCTCACCAGTTACAGCGTCATAAACTGCTGCTGTAGGTGTGATAGTTGAAGGTGAGGCGTTTGTGGAGTCAGTGATAGAAGAATCAGTTACCTGAGTCAATCCATGATCTCCGAGTATTTGTATTCTCTGGTTAGTAATTACTTGTTGTGCCAACTTGGACAACTCTTCATGTGTCCAGATTGTCTCTTCAATTTCAGTTTCAATATGATTAACAGTAATAGGAGTTACAGTCCTGTCAACATAAAGGGCAGCAGCATCATAGAGATAACTGTTACTACCATTCCTCATGTCACTAATCAAAGCATCGAGGATGTCATTAACATCATCTGAGCAGTTAACAGATCCAGTAAGGACACTGAATGGTGCATATGGTGATTGATGCTCTAAACGCCATACAACTTCCTTAGCAAGTAAGTCCTTGTTCTTAAAGATGAGATCAGCAGCATCGAGATATCTTTGTGTATTCAGACTATGTGTGGAAAGATTGCCAGTTGACTTCCTCTTAGTAGCAATAATAGCGTCATTATTGAAGTCATCTCCATCTATCCAAGTTCCAGTACCAGACCAGTCCTCAACATAAGTTGCTGTGTCAGCACCATCACAATGAAGTAGTAGTTTTGTATTAGCGTCTCCTTGGAATATTCCAGTTGGTGCAGCGAAGGTTGCTGAATATCTTGCACTATTAGACCATCTAATTTCATCAAGATGACCTATAATACCACCAGTACCAGCATAACTTGCACCGATGTGAAGTGGTTTAGCAACATAAGTTGTGCTATCTGTGCCTGTGCCAGCAGAAACACCATTGATCCACATAACACCAGCAGTTCCTGTCCTGACAATGGCAATATGTGTCCAAGTATCAGCAACTAGAGTAGTAGTTGTAGTTATTAAATCACTGTTATTAACATTCCATCTTGGTTTACCTGCATTCAGGTAAAGTCTACCAGCAACTTCATTAGCACTAGATGCTCTTGTGTCAATTAACTCAACAGTGCCACTTAATGAACCAGCAGAAGCACGTACCCATAATTCAAGGGTAAAGTTGCTAGATCCTAGAGCGATTTCAGTAGAAGATGGGCAATCAATGAAGTCTGTTGCTAAAGGTAGTGAGAGTGATGATGCACCAAACTTATATTGTGCAGTATCAATCTGTGCAGTACCATTAAAGTTGAATGTAAAGTAGTCAGCACCACTAGGAAGTGCTCTTGCCATCTTACCTAGGTAGACAGTAGATCTTGCTTGGTTGTAACCAATAACTTCTGCCTTAGAATTCTTAGACCTAATTACATTACCTTGGTTAAAGAATCCAGCACCTTGCTTATCTGTAAAGGTGAGTTTTCTGATATAACCTTCTTCACCTTCTAAGAAGGTGCCGCTATTATTACCATAGTCGATCTTAAAGTTTCTGATAAACTCATTCTCTTGGAATGTACCACTAATATTCTCTGTCTTAATAACGTAGTTGTTAATTAACTCGTTAGCAGGGAATTTAGAGTCGAATGCAGTTACATTATCAGTGAAATCGACAATACTTACTTGTGACTCAGCAATGTTATCCAAAACAACGTTAGGATAAGTCTGAGACGTAATTCTGTTGAATAGTAGACCAAAGAAGGAAGATCCTTCAGATATATTGACCTGACTAATAAATTCGTTAGTTACAGGGTCTTGATAAGGACTTGTAGATGCAACTGTAGCAACAACACCAGACTTAGCAGCGATGATAATATCATTCAACTGAATATCAAATAGACCTGGAGTGGACTGGTAAGTACCAGTTGTCTTACTCAAGATCAAAGCATTAGTAATTGTAATGTCTGTGCCGTATAATGGAGTATTCTCTAACTGTGCATCAGCAGCAGTACCAAGTTGTGCTCTTGTAACTCCAAGAGTTGTAGACTCTGCTCCATCAGTAATACTGTTAACTAGGAAGATTTCAGATCCAAACTGATAATTCTTAGTAGCAACGAATGTTCCAGCAGCAACAGGTGCAGCAGCTCCTGCTGTAGGTACTACTTCAAATGAAGTAGTTGCTTGACCAATTGTATAACGTAATTTTGCTAGAGGAGTTTCTTGACCTTTTGCTAGGTTGATTTCCTCAATCTTAGCAGTGTTACCTTCAAAGTTGGTAACAACCTCACCAAACATGAATAGACCGTTGTTTACAACGTCTGTTTGACTGCTTAGGTTTGCTGAGAATCCAGTAGCACTAACGTTACATAATTCACCGATAATAAAGGTGCCTTCAGTGATATAACCATAGATGTCATTACCAACAACAGTTGTTACTCTAAACTTAGCACTGGAAGCAGATCCAGTTACATACATTCCTGCGGTTGGATAGATACCACTCTGATTACTAAAGACGAATTTCTTAGTTGCAATCTGTGTAATAGTTACAGAAGCATACTTAACACTAGCAGGAGGTGAAGGTGGCTCAACGAATACGATGTTGTCACTCTGGACACTAAAGGATACGTTAGGTTGCTGTGCAATACCATTCAATACAATCATTAACTGGTTAGCGTTTGCAACAACGTTACTACCAGAAACTGTTAGTGGGAATGCAGTCCTTTCACCATCAAATAGATGATCAATATTATCAATTCTCTGTACAACAGATGTCAAGATATTCTCAGAAGACGTTAGTCTCTTCTGTCTGAATAATACCTCAGTGTTGTTAAATTCTTGATAGATAGGCTCAACTAGAGCAAAGTTTTGAATATTTGGTACAATTGCACTCTGTGCTAATTCAACTGACTTAGTTAATTCAAAAGCAGTCGTTTTGTTAGGGATTGTGCCATATTCTTGCAGATTTAATTCACCAAACACCTTAAATGATGCAGGGTGGACATTTCTAATTAAGATATCTTTCCATTCTGAGATGGAAGTAGCAGAGTTAACTGCATATGAGAAGTCTTGATAATAGTAAGAGTCTTGGATCTTTTGAATGATCTCAGAAGGCTTACCAACGTCATCAACGAATTGACCTGTAGTTTGAGTGATAGATCCAATTTCTAGGACACCCTTAGCAATGTTAAGGTCAGAGATAACACCAGAAGACTTGGAGATAACACCAGTTATCTTTTGTCCTTCAATGAAATCACCAGTGTAGTCAACAATCTTAAGGATTCTAGGTCCAATCTGCCAACCATTGTTTTCAGAAACATATCCAGTAGCAGTTGCAGAAGCAAATGTATCACCTTGATATACTAATTCACCTTCATCAAAGACTGATGTAGCAACGTTTGCTGTTGCACCACCACCAAAGGATGAAGTAAGTACCTGTTGTCTTCCAGTACCTGCGTTAACGAAGCTTAATGCATCTCCTAGAGAAGCGTTAGCAGCTGTAATTGCCAGTTTCAACTGGTCTGTCTCCAAGGAGTTTGCAGTACCAGCAATGGCAAAGTAAGTAGTTGAGGAATTCAATCTACCAGTAGCACCAGCAGCAAGAGGATACTCAGCACCATCGCCAGTATCAACTACATTCAGTGTTACTTCTGATCCGTTTGCAATACCATGTGGGAAAGCAAACTGTAGTAATCCTAAGTCAAGGTTAACAACATAGTTAAAGGATGACTTAAGTTCTATAGTTGGTGTGGAAGAATATCCAGCACCTGGATCCTTAACGATAATATTATCTAATCTACCATTCTTAATAGTTGCTTCTGCCTGTGCTCCAGATCCACCACCACCTGTAATTACAACAGCAGGTGCTTGTGAATATCCAGATCCTGGGTCAGTAACAGTGATACTAGCAAGTATAGATGTGCTAGTTAATTGACAGTTAAGTGGGAATGTAATCTCAGGACGTAAAGTATAGTCATGAGGATAATCATAACCAAAGTTATTATTCTTAAGTTTCTTAATCTTACCAACGCTTGTGCCCTTAGTAAAGATGGATGCACCACTACCAGAGGAAGGAATGACAACAACTAATTCTGCTCCAGATCCATTCAGTCCACTACCAAGAATACCAGGAATTGAGTCAATATCAATAGATGCAGTCGTATAATTCTTACCTGGGGAAGTAACAGCAACAGCACTGATTTGACCTGGTATTGTTACACCTTCATCGTCACTACCATCTGTAACTGTAATTGAAATTAAACCACCTTCTCCATCACCAGCAATAGGGACACCATTGTAGACACCAACAGCATACTCAGTACCTGGAGTCTTAATGTCAACTCTTTCAATCTTTCTTGTTGATTCAATGTTAGAAACAATAGGTAATCTAGTATAGAAACCACCTGAATTAACAATACGAAGTGCATTAATAGAACCAACTGCTTTCTTAGAGCTTGTTGAGTAACTAGCAGGAGATATTTCAGCAGCACCTTCTGGCTCATTTAAGAGTTTGAAGCGCATAACATCATCACCTCTAGTAATCGTAGCACCAGAAGTAGATGTGATTTCAAATGTGCCCTTATAAGGGGAATCTACTACATCGAGATAACTTCCTTCGATGACAGGAGATGTACTACCAGTCCTAGATGGGTCAAAGTAGTATGAAATATTAGTAACAACATTCTCGTCAATCTTTAACTTAACAGAAGGAGTAGGTACGCCTTGACCAGTTACTCCAGGTGTTCCAATTCTTTCAATGCTATTAAAGGAATATTCGAGCTTATAGAGACTATCTTTAGCAAAGGATAAGTTGCCACCAACCAAAGATGAATGGCTGAGGTCAAAGAGATATTGGTGTCCATAGAACATCTTGAGAGTAGGGGACTTCACATAGATGCTAACATTACCAGGTGTTGTAGCAGGGTCAGTTACCGCTGCTTGTGGTAACTTATAAGTAAATTCTTTAACACTGATTACAGCACTTACAGCAAATGCACCGTCATACTCATCATAAACTAGAGAGTTGTATGTCTGTGATGGGTTACCATCAACATAAACCATTTCATCAACTTCAAGATAATGATGTCCAGATGTAATTACATAAACCTGATCACTATTAGAAACTGAAGAAACTTGAAGGATCTTAGTTAGATTAGCAGTAAGAGTTATCTTTAATACAGCAGTTAAACCTGTAATCTGTATAGTGCTATATGCAGCATTGAATGAAACTGCACTTGCAGCAACTTCTACAACAGATCCAACAATATAAGGTGATCCAGATGCAACCTCATCAATTCTTACAGTATAGTCAGTAGCAACCCAAGGTTTAAACTTAGCAAAACTATCAAGGTCTTGACCACCACTAGCATTATAAGTGCCAGCTACACTCCACTTATCTAAGTCAATATTAAATGTACCAGGGGTTGTATTGAGCACCTCTGCAAATAGATATCCATTAATCTCATTAAGATCATTTGGTATAGGACCACGAATTCCTAAAGTGTCCTGCTCATCAAATCTTTCTGTAGAAAGTTGACCTGTAGCAGTATCGTTAGTCCAAGTATTGTTGTTTACAGCAACATATACCTTATTATTATCGTTATCTACACTGGTAATATAACCGCTGTTAACGAAAGTACTACCATCCTTAAGCATCAACTTAGCACCAACAGTAAAGTTGAATGACTGGTTGATAGTTAATTCTTGAATATTATCAATCTTCGATGTATCTGTTACCTTAAAGAAGTAACGATCTTTAACTACAGCAGTTGCTGAAACTTTTGTAGAACCAGGAGAAGGTACTGTGCCTGTCCTAGATGACCATATATCATTAGCATAAGTCGCAGTCTCAGTTGCTTCAGTATATGTTATGTTAGCATCGTCAAAGTCTAGTGACTGGAATCCAGCAGCACCCAATGAAAGACCAACGTTACCAATAGTCAACGTAGATCCAACAACAGGAGTTATAGCAGTCCTTGTGACGGAAAGTTGAGTATTTACAAACGTAGTCAGAGTGCCCAATCTTGCAGCATCTGAATTTCTATCAACCTTAATACCAATAGCATTAAAGTCAATATAGTCATATTTTTGAAGTTGTCCAACAAACCATGCATCATCTACCCAGTCAAATGTTAGACCGAATGTTGCTACTGGTGGAAGTGTTGTAATATCTGAAGGGACTGTAGGAACTAAAGCTCTATTCCTAAGTCTAATGTTGTCAATATAGAATTGACCTTGCTTGCCAGCAGAGAAATCTGTTGCACCACTACCGAAACCAATCTGGTTACCAAAGTAGAGTGTCTTATTACCAAGTGCAGTATTTGCTAATGTACCAGTAATGACCTGAGTACCATTAATATAGACTTTAAATACATCACCACTCTTGCTCAATCCAACTGTCTGCCAAGTATTATTAGCATACATTGTTGTCTGAGAAGACTCAGTAGGAGTACCTGAAGTTAGTGCGGTAGAGTTGTTAGTAACAACTAACTGCAACTTACCACTAGATGTATCATAACCTAACCATAGTCCACCAGTTGTATCTTGAGCACCACCTATACCACATAGAGTTTGGACACCCTGTGATAAAGTTTGTGATTCAGAAGAATTCTTATAGATGAAGAATTCCAAAGTCCAATCATCAGCTAATTTTGTGCCTAGCTGGAGGTTAGTGATAGACAGATGTGAACTAACCCATGATGAGTTGGATCCAGCAGGATTGTATCCATAAATCTTCGCCATATTATCGGCGTATGTTATGGAGTTATTAGTACTTGTAGATGTAAGTGTATAATGACCTGTTATATCTGTTTGCTCGTTTGCAGCAAAGTCGAAGGTAAATTCGTTTCTATTATGCTGTGTTTGACCGAATAGGTGGAGATCACCAGACTCATCGGTATCAAGAGCATGTACTGTGAAACCTTCTGTAGTATTAGTAGTATTAGTAGCAATCCTAAGCTCATTGCTAGTATGCTTAAGCATTGTGCCGTCATACTTGATCTTAGCAGAAGAAACAATCTTCTTACCATCACCTTGAGTATAGGTATGACTATAGGCAACATTCAATTCACCAAATATATCAATCGTAGTCTTACCAACTACCTGAATATCTCTTGCAGGAGCAACATATCTCTTATTCCAAACGACTGCTCCATCATTCCTAAACTTACCAACCCAGAAACTATCCTTAGTTACATCATCAGACTTAAGTCTACATGTAGCAGTAACATAGAATTCGTTAAATTCGTCGAAGCATAAACTAGAATCTTGGAAAGAATATAGAGTATTGCTTATTTCTTTAATCCAGTCAACTGTAATTGCGTTAGTACCAACAGTTGCCTTACCAAAGGATACATTAATATCATTTGAAGATGATGAAGTTGAAGTCTCCATAGTGAAGTAGACTGCACCATCAGTACCAATCTTAATATCGGTAATCTTCTCATTTCCAGATGTAGTTGCTAACTTCCTCTTAACAATGAATGATCCAGCAGTATCAACAACAGCTAGGAATGCATCGAAAGGATTAGCAGAGTTAGTATTTGTATATCCACCAAATATGAATCTATCAGGAGTGCTAGACAACTTAGCTAAGCAAGTTACATTGTCTGCCCTAGTAGAACCTGAGATACCAGCATATGCCCTTTGAAGAGCTAATCCAGCACTTAGACCATTGTCTGCTTGGATGTACTTACAAAGGATAATATCAGGGTTATATGCAGTTAATACTGGGATATTTGGTTTGCTGATTCCAGAAACCCAAATGTCATTACCATCAACGATTATCTTATTAAATTCGCAGTGTGTAGGATTAGCAGCAGGTGCAGTGGATTCTAATGTCTTCTCCCACTCTTTAACACCAGTAGCAGATAGTTTTGCTATAAGAGCAACAACATTTCCACTTGCATCCTTAGTGTGACCACAAATGAATACTTCTTTCTTCAGATTAACAGCAACATCACTAATCTTAACAAAACCGTTATTACTGATCAATGAAGCATAGTAATCACACTTCTTATAAATCTGTGGATGTGAAAGGATAACACGAGGATTCTCAGTGTATCCAGATCCTGAATTATTAATTTTAAAGGACTCAATAGATCCAACAGTCGAAACAACTGCATCTATAGATCCACCAGTGCCGCTATCACTATCAATAGTAACAGTAGGAGGAATGTCTGTGTTATATCCACTTCCGACGGTATTTACAGTAACTTCTTCTATACCTTTATATTGACGGACAATAAACGTCTTGTTTGTATTATCCATTGTAGGAGCATACTCAACAAAGACTGTATCTCCAGTAATAAGGTTGTGTGGATCAGTTGAGGTTAAAATACCATAATTGATTCCATCAAGAGTTTCGTATGTGTATGCTTCAACTGTCTCACCCTTAATTCTTGAAATACGAGCAGAAACACCTGAACCATCAGTATCAGTATTATCAAAGATTAAACGGTCATCTACCTGATAAGATTTACCTGAGTTTTCAATAGTAAATCCAGTTACAGATGCATCCTCAAACTTAGTAATCGTATCAACTTCAATGTCAACTTTAGAGTCAAACTTAACTTTAGGGAAATAATCAAAGAGTTGTAGAGGTGCTTCCTCATACATTTGTTCTGGATCATCAATCTCATCTTGAGTGATAATACCATCTCTATTTTCGTCTTCTGCGTCGAATAGGAGTATATCTCCATTCTCCATAGTCAGAGCATTTGTAGAGGCATTTGGAGTCCTCTCAACGTCGATATCTACATTCTCATAAGGGTCTCTATAACGGACAACACCAGTAGGAATATTCTGTTGGACAGCATCATCTACTAGGTTCCATGTATCAACTACAGAGTTGTAACTTGGTCCCATAATGTATGGGAATTTTGGATTACCTGCTTCAGCAGCATCAATAGTAACGAAATAGCAATATCTACCAGCAGAGAATTCAGGAGTCTTACAGAAACGTCCGTTGTACTGGTCTAAATCACCACTACCAAATACATATTCATAATCTTCAATAAACTTACCAGCAGACTCTTCTGTTAATAAAGGACCATCGGTTCTTACAGGATATGGGTTTGAAACAGCATCAAAGACTATATTTGTCTTTAAACTGTATGATGTGTTTAATCTTGCAATTTGAGATGACTGATTAGTTGGGTCTGAGTAACCATAAGGACCATAGATTGGGTTGCCATCAAATGCCCAACCAATAATAGGTGAGTGTGCTAACTGAGTCTCTTGCTCAAGAATTGTGCCAGAAGTTGACTCATATAAGTTATCACCTAAAATATATCTTAATTTTTGTGGGTTGGAGAGGTGGGCATATTCACCACCATACTGGACGTTAAATCCTTCAAATACAGCACCCTTAGCAGTATCAAAGGTTGATGTTTCTTGTAAGTTGTAAGTCCACTCAAATACGTTTGCTGCGAATGTAGCACTAGAACCAATGGATGTCAGGTTAATTATCGTTGTACCTTGGATATATCCAATACCTTTGTTAGTGATAGTAATACCAGTAACTTTACCAGCATTCTCACCATCAACGTCAATTGTTGCTTTTGCAACAGCACCAAATCCTTCACCTTGCACACTTACTGTTGGAGCAGTAGTATATCCAGATCCAGCAGAAATGATAGCAATAGATATAATTCTTCCGTTATTAACAATAGCCTGTGCAACAGCACCAGATCCAGAAGATAGTTTTACAGTAGGTTTAGAAGTATAAGACGCACCACCAGCAGTGATGTTAACAGTCTTAATTGGACCTCTGACAGATGCAGTAGCAGTAGCACCAGTTCCTGCACCACCAACAATGGTGATTTCAGGTTGAGATGTATATCCTGTGCCACTCTGATTGATTAGGACTCTAGAAACAACACCTTTAGTAATAATAGCAGTTGCAGCAGCACCAGTACCACCTCCACCAACAATAGAAACAAGTGGAGAAGATGTATATCCAGATCCACCAGCAGTCACTTCAATAGCAGAAATTCCACCATCGACAGTAACAGTAGCAGTTGCTCCAGATCCACCGCCACCACTGATAGTCATAGCAGGTGGTGATGCAGCATCATATTCAATACCAGCATTACTGATATCAACTGAGGTTACAGCACCGAAAGTCTTAGTTGATTTCGACTTGTAAGACCAAATAGATACACCATTAACCCATGTCCCGATTGGACCTGGTACAATGGAAGTCTTAGTCGAAATAGTAGTTGGAGCTAATCCAAATCTGTTTAATTTACGCTGGTTGCCAGGAAGTAGAGCAGATCCAGGGAATGGACCTATGTCATAGTTTGGAATACCAGTAGATGCAACATAAACGTAGCTAGTATTAAAGAATGTATTCTGGACGTTAGTAGTATAAGGTCCAATAGCAGTTGTAATTGCACTATTGGTTGACTTACCTTTATTAAGGTCAACAGATATTAAAATGTTACCCTGTGGTATAACAGTGGCAGGTTGAGGTAGTTGATATTGGAATACAGTTGCAGAATCCCTTGATGTGACTAGGAATGTGCCGTTATATAGGATTGGGTTTGCACCATAGACTGTAACCTGATCTCCAACCAAGAGACCATGAGTATTAGAGCAAGTAACAGTAGCAGATTGGTCATTAACACCACCAAACGTGATAGTTGTTACTTCAATTAATTTTTTAACGTTATATAACCAAGTTGTAAGTTGAGGAGTGATTGATGTGCCACCCAACTTAGAAACAGTTAATTTGTCTCCTGGTAAGTAGTAAGATCCTGTATCAGTTAATGTAGTTTGGTTAGCATCAACGATACCAACTACATTCATAGTAACTTCCTGAAGAGTACCCTTATTAAGGTAAACTACAAAGTTAGATTTAACTTCTGTAGCAGAATCCCATATCTGAGCATCTGTTTCGTCTCTAGTACACTCAATAAACTGGTTTAATGATTTCTCTTTGTATCTAACCGTCTCTTTGTCACCAATGACTATTTCACCGTTTCTTTCCGGCCAACCAATAGTAGAGTCAACTGTTATGATATCACTGGTAGCAGTAAGAGGCTCAGCGAGTTTTGTTTTGTAAGGTACAATAAATGTGCCTTGAATAGTTTCTTCTGATAAGACTAATTCATAGATGTCTGTAGTAGAAGTCTTAATCGAAATAAAGTTTTCAACCAAAGCACTTGCTGCTTTGATGTTGGGGTCTGCAATATCAGCAACCTGCTGAATTAGAGCATCCTGAATGTCTGCTGGCTTACCTGAAACAAGCGTAGCACGCAGAATTGTATTAATAGACCAAGTAGCAGCAGATGGCTTCGTAATTTGGTCTTTTGGATAAGAAACACTTACATTCTCACCATAAAGTAGTTTAAAGAGATATGCAACACTGAATTCAGTGCCTTTTGTCGAATAGAATGTCTTAATGTGCTTAATAGCACTTCTTACGTCAATACTTTCGTAATCTAGTTGAGGTACGTCAGGTAAATACTGCTCTGTATACTTATCAAGTAATCTCTTAACAAATAGAGCATCTAAACACTTAACTTCAGCAGCCGCCAGATGTGCGGCAGCAACAGTGTCACCAGAGAATACTGCATTACCTTCTTCTGTGTACTCTTTAATACCACTAGCAGCTCTAGCACAGCCAGTAAAACGACACTTCTCGTAACCTGCTCCTTTATTAATAACCTGGAAACCAGTTACTTCACCTAATCCAATATCTACAGATGCAGTAGCATGTGGAGGTGGTTGAATGAAAATTGTTGGAGGATTAGCAGCACTGTAACCAGTACCAAATGCTGTGATGTTAATATCAGTAATAGATCCGTTAAAGATAGATGCTACAGCAGTTGCACCTGATCCAGGACTACTGGTTCTCTCATCAACAATGTAAACAGATGGAATATCCTCATATCCACTGCCACCACTAAGCATTTCGATATCAGTGATTCTTCCATCACCATCAACCTTAGTTTCTAATACTTGTGCACCAACAGGATCAACAACTGCTATCCTTGGTGTAGTTTCATATCCTTGACCAGCGTTTAGGACAGTGATGCTAGTAATAACACCATCTGTTAGTACAGTTTGGAATGATCCCTTAATACCGTTTAATCCTGTTGGCTCATCAACATATATCGCTGGAGCTGTGGTATATCCCTGTCCACCATTGGTAATAGCAGGTGCAGAGGCAAAACTACCACTTGCGATAGTAGGTGCACCCAATATTGCTCCACCGGGTTGAGTAAATGTTAATCTTGGAGTGAATGTATATCCACTACCAGAAGATTCAATTGTTATTGCACTAACAGCACCATTAGTAACAGTTGCCTTAACTGTTGGGACAATTGCTCCAGTTTTTGTTGGAGGAACTATTGTAACCGTTGGTGGGTTAGTTGTACTGTATCCAGCACCACCTGTCAATAGAGTAGTTGACTGAATACCATTGATTAATGGTTTTACAGATGCATCTCTACCACCTTGTGTAGATTTGACTGTAATCTTAGGTGGATACTCAAATTTGTAGTTTTTACCTGTAGCATTGGCAATAACTGAGTCTAATTGCCCATCTGCATCAACACGAGAGAATCCAATAGCACCACTACCAAATGAAGGTATAGGTGCCTCAATTGAGAAGAGATCTAACCTTCTACCAGCAAGAGGTGTAAAACCTAAAGTAATATACGTTCCATCGAAGGTAAAATCAGTCCTTGGTATTAAAACCTTATTATCATAAATTGCGTAAATATATTCGTCTACAATTGGTGAATATCCAACACTAGAATTAGTAACTAAGAAAGTTTTCTTACTATCTCCAAATGATCCTGAGATGTTATCTAATGCTACTATAGGATTTTCTATAAAACCATTCTGATAGATAATCGAAGTTTCTGTTGTATCATCAGAAGGGAGTCTAGTCCTTGGTGCAACTGAGAATACAATATTAGTGCCATCGATAGTAAAATCGACCCCTGGTACCTGCACTTCATTATACACCGATACAATCAGGTGTTGTGCTGAAGGAGGAGCAACAGGAGCGTCCTGAGAGGTTAATGGGAATGATTTTGCGTTGCCATCAAACTGTGCAACTAGGTTAGCAAGAGTAATCCACTTAAGTTTTACTTGCTCATATGAAATACCTGGACTAAAAGCAATACTTGGAGAGGTGACTGCTTTCTCGTAAAATATTACCTCATCATCGATCAATAAAGATCCGTTTTCTGTTAAAAATTGGTCTACGTTCTCAACAACTATTGTAGTATCGTCTGTATCACATCCTTCAACAACTTTCGTTGCACCACCTAGTATTCCTACGTCTAGCTTGTCAATATCAAGATATTGTAAGAAATTATTAACTATATTTTGTCCGAAACCCGTCTTCTCTTGAGATTTATAGTAATACTCTAAAAACTTATCGAACAACGGATATCCGTCCGATATGAACTCAGGGGTTTGCTTTGCTATCGCTTGCGATACCTTACTGCTTGTTGTCATTATGCCTTAGAAACAAGATGTCGTTGTTGTGCTGCCAGTATTGGTAATGGTAATAGGGTTGAGTGTAATAGGTGCACTCGCTTCAAAAATAGTTGGCGTAAGACTATTTAGTGGTATACTGGTAGGTGGAGTTGTACCAATCGCACCAATGTCAATAGTTGGTGAAACAATACCGATAATAGTATCAGGACTTGGTGTAGGTATGGAAGAAGCGTTAGCAGGAATGATCTGCACAGGTATTGAAAGATCTCCTAATGCTGCCATAGCAGTAGCAGATGTATCTACTGTGCCTCCCTCGTAAATGCCGTCTGCATCGCTGTCAACTGCTGTTCCAGCTAATACATCTAGATTAGTGCCTGAAGCACCAATAATGTTAGCAGGGCCGAAGCATACCTCACCAGTTGTATAGTTTACAGTACCAGCAGCAGAGTTAGTAATTACTTTTCTGTTACCACTATTGTAAAATGTCCTTAAATTTCCAAATCCATCATCCTCAAAGTATTGATCTACAGTAGGACGATCATTAAGTCTGAATCTACCAGAAACAATAACAGGCTCTTTAACACAACCATCGTTAACTGTCTTGCCAGGAGCACTATCGTAGATAGCAGCACCAGTTGTTATACAATAGGTGTTTGTTTCTGTTGCTTTAGGTGTAATATATTTTAAGAGTGAAATCTGCGTAGTAACGTCGGAAACACACTTATCTGCAAGTGTTATTGCCTTCTGGAACTTAGCAAGACTGAATGAACTATTGAAGTTGTTAACTTTCGACGAAACTGCCCACTCATTGATAGCAGTTTGCACATTTGTTTCAATAGCAGAGACACTTCTTGCAGAGCAAGCAGGGTCGTAAGTAATAAAGACTTTAGGATAGACGTAAATGCTCTCAGCGTCTGTTACAACAGGTTCAATAGATGCCATTGCATAAGCTCTTAATTGCTTAGCTAATGAAATCTTCGTAGCATCATTTAATTTTGATCCTGTTTTAGTTTTTATGGCAACGTATACCTTTCCATATACAGGTGGGTATAATTCATCTCCGCCATAAGCGACAACACTTTCAACGTTGTCGTAAATTTTAGACATAATGACTTCATAATCTTGCGCTGTAACGGCACGGTATTGAGCAGAGTAGTATCTAGGAGCATTGTATTTAATAGATTCAACAGACTCCTCTACAGACCCACCAAAGGCGATCTCAGCAACAGTTACATCTACATCAGATGCAGCGTAAACTTGTCCATTACTATCAGTAATTCTACCAATGAATGCAAAGGATGATATGTCATTTGCTTCTGCACCAGCAGTAACAAGGTATTCAAGGTCAATAACCTCACCATCAGTTAACTTCCTTCCAATTATGTCATCACCAAAGGTTAACTCATATCTCATATCCTCGGTTTCAGATAGGAAGTAAATCCTGTCTGTTGCCTTTACATTAGTAATATTATCTACTTTATTATAAACGTCTGAGCTAGTGCTACTTTCGTTTGCTCTCACACTAACTTTTAGGGTAGCAATATCTGCATCAGCAGTTGGTACCACATAATTCTGGGCTGCAAAGGTGTTAACAGTGTATGCAAAGTTGATAATACTACCCTCTTGCATTTTTACGCACTTAAGTGATGCGATTCCTGTTGTCTGATCTACCTCTGCTGTAAATGTATCTAAACGATTCCAAGTGTAATTACCACCAGTTGCAGTTGCACCTTTAGATAAGGTGACCGAAGCAGGCCATGCTCCAGCAGTTTGTGTAGTCTGTACATCCAAATGCAAATAAGCACTTGCTGCAACAATAGATCTGGGGGTATAGTTTAATAGTTTTGCAATATTAACAATATTGTCTCTTACAGTCGAAGACGCTATAAATGCCTCATTCATTGACATATTTGCCATGAATGCTGTATAATAGGTATTATAAGCAAGTGTATCAATTAGATACGATAAACCCGACCCTTCAAAGTCAAAATCGGAAAATTCACCACGAGTTCTCAGATAAGACTTGATAGAAGACTTAATATCTGTAAAATCTAATGCTGTTAAATTATTCGGCTGCATTACGGTCTCTGTAAGACGAAAGTGATATTCTCAACTATAGGCAATCCGACGATTTGATATGTCAACTCGACAGATATTGCGTTATCATCATAATCAGGAGTACACACCAGTTTGCGGACGGCAATCCTAGACTCGTGGTTCTGTAATGTATTTAGTATCTCACTCTGAATTGCATCAATTAGAAAGGGATCTAGTGGTTCAAAGAGTAACTTTGAAACTCTACATCCAAAATTGGGCAAAAATGGTTTTTCGCCGGGAGTGGTCAATATGATATTTTTTACTGACTGTTTTATAGCTTGATCATTCGATACCGTGGTTATATCTTTCGTAAAAGGGTTCTTAGTAAAACCAACGGGGATGTCTTTAAAACTCCGTGATTTCTTAAAATCCTTACCAGTAATCGGTTTGAGTGCCATTATTTCTTCGATTCTCGTTTCAAATATGCATCGCTACGAGGATCAGTGATGAGGTACTTACAGTACTCCCATCCTTCATTCTTAAACTTCTCGCCCATATCAACTGGACGATTAGCATTACCTTTATAGGTCTTCTCTTCCATGACGCATAGAAATGTCCTGACTATTTAGCCAGCTTCCTTGATAGCTTCTACTATAATGCGTTTAAGTTGCTTCTCTTTCTTCTTGCCAAGTCCAGCTCTAGTATCGATCTGCACTTTTAACCAATATACGAATGCAAGAACGATAATAAATTGAATGCCTTCTCCCCAAGACATATTCCAAGCTTCATTAAGATCTAATGAAGCTGCAGCTAATAAGTTAATCATCTATTTTCCTGTAATAAGACCAAGTAACACTTTGAAAAATCCTTTAGCAGCGGAGCCTTCGATTTCATCAAAGATGTACATATTTAACCTAAAAGCATAATTCGCTTCTACGATCAATGCATTGATCTCTGACTCGTCTAAAGGGAAACTATCTAAGGTTTCTCTATACTTTGTCTTAAATGCCTTAGCATCAGGGATGTCTGGGAAATCATAAAAATGAAGACCTTCACCTTTAGGATTGTCTAATGCCTTTTCAGCAATTCCCCTTAAAATCTGTCCACCAGATAAATCACCGATATATCTCGTATAATGGTGTGCTATGAGTAAATATGGATTATCATTCGCAATTTCGTTAATTCTGTAGCAATATGTGTTACATGCCTCTGTTGGTATCTGCATGTCTCTCCATACAGGACCATAGTAGTATCTAAGGTCTCTCTCAAGACCGTTAACACGCTCTAACTCAGGATAGCATATCTTCTTAACCAAAGGGTCTCTCGACTCTCTGATCTGATTCTCCATCGTTTGATAGACATAATAGAAATTCGTCAGTAATTGACGATACTTTTCCTTATCTAATACGCCTTTGAGGAACCCAGCAACAAACTTAGTGTTTTCTGCTGCTGAGTGTGATACTTTAGTACCTTCTTTCAAATCCAGTGCTAATCCCATTAGCCCTGACCTCTATAACGCTTTGGAGCCTTGTTGCGGGAAGATGCCACATATTTGGTGTGCTTACCTCTCCCTTGTCGTGTTTTCTTTGGTTTTGACTCAACATAACCATCATTTGAATTCCAGGCAACTGCCTTAGCCATAATTAATCTCCAACGAATACATTTTTAGAAGAGCCCGCAATAGTTGCAAAGCATTCACCACTGATACCTCCATTTAGAGGATCTTCAAACCTACATGCTAATTTCCCCATGATATACACGGATGATGTTGTAGCTTTGGCAACTCTCTTGTGTTTTCCACCGTCACGCTTGTCCATAGCAGTGTTAAACTTTGGAGCGCACGGTTTTGGTGGTGGGGGATTCTTACAGCAACAAAATACTAATAAGTTAGTTGTTTGCCCCTTGTGGTTAGTTAATACATCCTCGTCTATAATAGGACAAATGTTGTTAATATAGACAGTGGGTGATTTCTTAAATTTCGGTCTTTGAGCCTGAGGGTTCCATTTGACCGATCCTTGTGCTGTGCTTAAAGATTGTGGCGTAGAGCCAGAGCACGGCGTATAACATTTTTTTACGTCGTACTTATGCCCTGGGTTAGCTTTACCTTCTCCAGAGCATTTACCTTTAAAGTATGCTGCTTTCTTTGCTCCCATTATACTCCTTCTGTGTTAAATGTCAAATGGATTGCCGTATGCATCAACACACTTACCCATGACCTTAGATGCAGCGGTAAGATTGTTTTTGATTCGCATTTTTCCACTTGCTGTCCAATCATCAGCACCAGGACCGAGTAAACCAGACATAGTGTATGATGTATTTGTAGTAGATCCGTTACCATTATTAGTAGAACCACCAGCAGTAGTAGATGGAGCAGGACAAGTTACGTGTCCACACCCACTTTCTACCACTTTACATCCTATAGTCACGTTTAAATCCATCTGATCGGTAGTTGATGCCCGATATTGTCGCATATTATATTTAGTCAGTGTTGACGCATGAGGTAAATCTGCGAATCTACGTTGTACTGTCTCCACTAATACGCTAGGATAGTTGACATATTCAGGTACACTCTCTTGTGAAAGGTTATCACACTGCGTTGTGAGTGATTCTTCTCTAGTTTGCTCCGCTTCTGCTGTTTTCTTACGGTAGTTTGCCATTTCTTTCTTATACTCATCCGTAACATCCGAGGTTTTCGTCGTCATGTCCTTTACATCTTGCGTTTTATTACCGTATTGAAGGTAAACTTCCCTCAATTTGTCAACTTTGTCCTTAGAATAGCGTCTTTGAGGTAAAGTATAGATGTCCTGTGCCGTAGGATCCATTATAACCTCTTGATTTGGTTGTATAGCCGTAGTTTCTTTCTCTTCATACGACGCAAGTCGCAGCTCATCCACTGCTTTATCCTCTGGACGGTCTAATGCTTGCATCATTTCAGGGAAAGTGCCACTTGATCGTAACTGATCATAGAAGGTATCAACACCTGCATCGTCTGTAGACATGCCTGGACAACACTTAACAGTGTCCTCACGGAAGATATTGCTAACATATGCCCTTGGTTTATCAGCAGAAGAGTATCCAGACCCAGGATTCTTGATAGTAATAGTAGTTAATACACCATTACCCCAATATCCCGATGCTTCTGCACCAGTTCCACCGCCTCCAGTAATGGTTACAGTAGGATCTGCACTATATCCACTACCATGATTAGTGATACGAATACGATTAACCTGATTATCATCTCCTGCTACCTCAGCTACAGCAGTCGCATTACCTGAAACTGTTACTGTAGGGGTAGAAGTATACCCACTACCGGGTGTAGTGATCAATATTTCCTTAAGTGCACCATCTGTGAAGGTGCCTTCTAACTCTGCTTCTTTACCAGTAGTCGATCTAGGAGTAGTACATACGAGCTCTGGAGGTTTACCTAGTGTTAACCACCCAGATCCACCATCATATACATTAAACCCTGTAATAGTGCCATTTGTGATGATTCCTTCCGCTTTAGGCTCTAATAATGTGTTATATACGTCTGGAGACCCTCCATCTATGCTTGAAGTGGTGTATTGTATGCTTTTATCGTAAAATTCATACTGTCCCATCAAACATGAGTGCGTTTTTACGCCTTTTCCTGCTAAAACAGTGACAACATGCGATCTAGAGGACGTATATTGCGTATTATAGGTAAAATCGCTCCCATTTCCGTCCAAATAGACCAAATGTTTCTTAAAATGGTCGAATTCGGTGTGAAAAGTCTTAGTTATGACGTGTCCGTTAAGAGTATCGCCTTCTCGGAGTGCATCAAAGCCAGGATTGCTACCTGTACCTTCTATAGGACCAACAGTAGTGACCTTTAATACTATAGTAATAACTGATGTAGTAAGATCATGGTGTGTCCATGTATAGTTTAATGTATAGGTATCGTTGACTGCATAATTCTGTCCAGGTGCCATCAACTCCATAAACGTCCATCTGGTACCTGTGAATGCAGAAGTGTCGTAATTATAAACAGGTGCGATCCTACATTTGACTCTGAGACCTTGCTTAATGCCACTCTCAAGTGCTGCTCCTTCAAATATAACTATCTGCCCTTCATCTCCATACTGACCATCATCCTCGTCTCCCGACACCCAAGTATTCTGTGAAGTGATAACTGCTGAACCTGCATATTCAGTTTCATTCCATACGTCAACGTCAATACTATCGGGTGCATATACAAAATTAACGTCTAACACTCCATTAGGTAAAACTGTGGAAAACGCATCATATTCAAATACAATCTTATTAGAAAGAGTGCCTATACCAAACACAGTAGGGTATGGACAATCTGGATCACCAGTTTCATCTCCCATTGGGTTAGTATATGAACAACTTGCTTCTTTCGGTGTAGCAGTGAAAGCTGTACAAGGGTGACAATTAGAAGTGGTCTCAGTTTCATCTGGATCACCATTAGTTGCACCAGACGTAGCAGCAACACCTTCTTCAATATAAAAACAAGGTGCACCTATAGTACCACCTTCGCTCCCCATATCAAACAAATAACAAAACCATGTATCACTATCCATCTGTTCAAATGAAACAGCAGACGGTCTATAATCATAGATTATATTAATAGGAGGATTACAAGATGGTCCCTCTCTAACGACTCTACCACAGAAACTTGACCCTGTGCCACTTTGTCCACCTGTTTGTGGTGCCTCAGTGATTGTAGAGTCATACATGACCCTATTACGTTGGAAATTACTTATATTAAGGTTAGCATTAATTTGAGTTACATTAGGGTAACTCGTTAATATCATTTCTACTCTCTTACCTGTACCTGACATACCACTAGGCCAACCTGTGGTCGGCGGGGCATAGGCATCACAATGCAGTCCAGATCCTATCGTTGATGTAGAAGCATTGTCACATAGATCATTCGTTGAATCACTGTGACATCCACCGTATGTGCCCATTAGTCCTTCTTGTTAGATTGCTCAATACTATTTAACCTTTCATAGATCAAATCGAGGTTTTCCTTGTAATTCAAATACTTCTCTTCATTGTGGGGGCGGTAGAGTATAAGGTTTGTGAATGTCGTCGGTAATGCTTCGACATACTTCTCTATATCGCCTATTCTAGACCCTATTGCCTTAAGACAATTGTTGACGACTTCATGTGCAATCTCGTTATCCTTAAATCTAGGATCATCTTCGAGTTGCCGTCGTATTTCTTTTTCGATGTCCAGATGTATCTCTGAAGCTGTCAACGCGGTTGAAACGTGGTTTCGCGGGTCAGACATCTCTGTTTCTTCCATAGTACCTACCTCTTCATTCCAAGGGATTAAAAACCAAGTCATTCTTCAACGACTTTCTTAAGTGTAAATGACTCTCCGATATCGTCTAAGTCATATTCGAGAGTATCACCTACCCTCCATCCAAGATCATCACAGATCTCATCAGTTAATGAGAGATAGATCTCTCCATACTCATCCTCATTGATAGTGATTGTGAATCTCTTGGACATATCAGGTTACCCCATTATTATAATCTGTTTACTTGGGTTTTCTCTGCCTTATGTGTCTTCTTCCATCTCTCCCATTCAGTGACTACTAACTCAGCATCATCACACTTTGAGTTTTGTGCTAACATCTGAGCACATTCGTAAATTCTTGGATCCAGAAACCCTTCGTGCCTGAGCATTACTTCGAGTGCCCATACTCGGTCATCCTGTGAATCTTGTCTGAATTGCATAGTCATTCTCTGGGGGGAATTTTTACTGGGAAAAAAAAATTGAATTCCATTGAAAAAGATACCCATGTGAGTATATAGACCTCTTTCGGGTACCTTTGTAGGTTAGGGTAGTTTGCTTTTTTATATATAAGGCCCCCGAAGGGGCGACATCCAAGGCCAGCACTGTCTTTTGGAGGTGCTTTCATGATTGTTTCAGAGATCACATAATTTAGTTAGTCATCACTTAGTCCTGAATGTGTATGTCTTAAGTATAACATACTGTGGGATTGCTGTCAATAGATGTAAACAACTGTTTTTTCTTAAGTATCAACAACCTCCCAGTACCATCCAATCGATTTGATATAATCAAGGGTGGAATGTACTGGGGAATTGTGTCTATATTCCCCTCTACGGTTTCTAACATCGTCCATGTACAATCCTAGTGCTTCGAGTGTATCGAAAGTGCCTTGAATTACCTCTGAGTTGTTGTAAACTTTGTATTGCATGATTGAGAGAGTTGGTTGTTAACCCTGACAGTGTTATTATAGTCGAATTGTGATAATCTGTCAAGAATGTGTCGTAATATTGTTAACACTTGACAGATCGGTAATTAACGTGCTAAGACTTCAATTAGTGGAGACATTTATCAAACATATATAACACTTACCTATATTTAATTAACCATTTAAAAGTTTTCCACAATTTCACGATTACCTGTGGAAAAGTATCATTTAGTGTGTGGAAAATCGTTAT